ACCCTCATAGACCATGTTCTCTTTCATGCCATGTATTATTTCTACTTCAGATTCTTTAAGAACAATGAATCCTTGCTCCTCATACTCAGCCTTCTCTTCTTTATATGCTTTTGTATATGGAGAGCCTGTAAGCACCCTGACTTCTTTATCAAATGCTTCCTGACCCTCTACAAGCAAAGCATGAGATGCAGTTCCAAATTTAAGATTAGGTGAGCTTTCTTGTTTATGTTCTATTGCATGAAGCTGAGACTGACCAAACCTTCTAATATAACTACTGCTAATTCCTACGCCAGCATGGTAATCCTCATTGGGTATATCTTTATAGATAAGTGCTTGTCCTCTTTGCTCAGATGCAAAGTTCTTTAGTGATTCTATTTTCATCTTGCTAATCCTAAAATGTATTTAACCTCATCTAGTGAATCCCTGACTTTGTATTCATCTTCACCAACCTCAACAATAACCTCACTGGTGAATTGGTCTTTATAGAAACCACTGATTGCTCTTGGTGGGATATTTAATTCACCACCACCCATTAGATTAAATGTTACATTCATTTTCTGTTGTTCCTGTCGTTGATTAAAAGTGCAGCACCATAAGATAGGTAAGCTACAGCAGCTAATAATATTAATGTTTGTGGACTCTCAATCATGCTTTTACTCCTTCTAAAATTATATTGACGTGTTTCATGACGTGTTTAGGCAATTCCTCATTATTTTGTTGTTGAGGATATATGAGATAATATTCTCTCTCCCATTCTTCATGTGGTGAATGTGGACTGTTGTAACTAAAATGCTTTATAACCTCAACTGTATACGATTCATCCTTATATTCTGTAATGTTTTCTTTTATATCTTTGATGATAATATCAGTATCTTTGATATCCCAATGCTTACAATTATCACCATCAAGACAGGTAATTTGATATTCGTATCCTACTCTCATTATTTATCCCCCTCTCTTAACTTAGCTTTTTCAATAGCGATTCTTTGCCACATAAAGCTAGCATCTCTATCTTGTTTAGCTCTTAGCTTGTCCATCTTCTTTTCATACTCAGCATTGATGTTATCAAGTTGACTGAATAGGTTTTCTAGGTTCTCGTATCTAGTCATTATGCGACCTCCTGATTATCAAGATAGTTGTCTATCTTTTCTTGCACATCTTTTATAGTATGACCCCAACCGCCAAATCTTATTACTGGGTCGATGCTAACCTTTGAACCAGTCCAGTGATTTCTACCACAATCCCAATGTGAGTCTATTTTAAATCCTCTATACTTATAAACCGCTGGTTGATATTTAGTAGCCTTTTTATATATTTCTTTTTTATGTTTCATGTTATTTAACTCCTTATTTTTAATTAACATACCCCATTATACATATATATATTTATATGTGTACAATTATTTGAAATTCTTTTTATTTAATTTATGAATCTTATAAATGCTTTTCTGATACTCAAAATCAGATTGCATATCTTCCCAAATCTCATCTTTGATTTCTTGCCTGATAGAAGCATCAACCTTAGTAACTAATTCAAACTCAGACTTCTTGGGAATCCACCATTGATGATTCAATGATTTGTATTCAGGAGATGGTTGACCTGAGTCTTTCCATCTCCATTGAATAGCACCATGTTCTGTATTACACATTAGGTTCATTATTTAACACCCCATTTAGCAATATATTCATGGTCAGGTATGCTCTTGTCGTAGTAATCTTTTTGCTTTAACAACTTATTTAATCGCTTTTCAATATACTCACAAAGAACTGCCTTATCATCTTTTTGTATCTTTTCTGAGAAGATGCAAGATTCAAATAATATTTTTAGTTCTTCAATATTGAATCTTCTAATTTCTCTTTGTATTTTTTCAGGTAGTCTAGCCATTATTTTTTCTCCTTAGTTAATTTAACCTTATGCCCTTCTGCAATTAATCTTGCTCTCTTGCTAGCCATGTAAAATAAGTCGCTAGTCTTGATAGCAACCACCCAGCCTAAGCTAGGTAGTTGAACTTGTAGTGTGTATCTCATTATTTGCTCCCCTTAAGTTGATTAAGTTCAACCCCTGCTTTTTTAATATAATTTTTCCATGTAGAAACATTCCCATATTTTGCTAGAAGATTTGTATATCTTTCTATTGTGTTATTTAATATTTCAATCTTTCTTTCTTTGCTTATTTCCATGTTATTTAACTCCTTATTTTTAATTAACATACCCCTATTATATACATAAATATATAAATGTATACAATTATATGAAAATATTTTAATTTATTTTTAGGTGCTAAATTATAGGATTTAGAACAGGAACTGAACTTAAAGTAGCAAGAGTATCTTGCAGAGAATCTAGCTCCATAGATTCAGTGATAGCCTTTTTGTCAAAAGTATAATAATTTTGTGATGATGTATTTGGTTTAAACATAATTCTCTTTTGCTCATCATCAAAGAATACAAAAGCCAAGATATCGCAAGTATAGTTTCTATAAGTATCAGACATTGACCTTGAGTTCTCAGCAGCAAATACAAACTTCTTTTCTTTAGTGGCTCTTCTACTTTTTACTTGCACTGTATATTTAGCTGAACCAAATTCAACTATTAAATCAGCAGGATGTTTTTCTTGGGTGGGAAAACAAAAATCAGCGTATTCAAGCAGAAAGGTTTGTACTAATGATTCGCCTAAAGCTCCAAGTCTTGAATTAGCTTGATGTTGGTCTGATGTTTTTCTTGGCATTTTGACATAAGGCTAGTTGCCTTGAATTATAAGCTGCTCTATTTGGGGTTTGGGTTGCATATTTGCTTCTTAATACCTCTTCACTTGCTTCTAACCAACAACCCATCTCCATTAATGCTCTTGTTTGTCTAAAATTCATAAAACCTGTTATACCCATTTGGAATGTCATATCTACACAAACAAGTTGTGCTTTCTCAGGGAATGTTCTCCATACACCCCACATCTTATCTAAGTTGGCTGTAACTCTTTTAATATCATTCTCTAAAAGATATAGTGCTTCATCTTCTGATATACCATTGGCTTCTAAATTCCTACCAATTCCGATTGTTAATTTGTCCTCAGAACATTTATAAGGAAAAGTCCTCATGCCCTCATGTTTGAGCAACATTTGTTTTACATTGTCTAGCATATTATTTTTTGGTTTTTTCGTATGTTCGTAATGTTGACATGCCAAGCATAGCCATAACGATTGTAGATAGTTGACTAAAATCAAACTCAGGCGTTTCAAATTGAATGCCATTAACTATAAGAATATATTGTATAACAGGCTCTAAGATAAAGTGATAACCGATTGAAAAACCGCATATCCAACCAATAGCAGGACGCCAGCCTGAAACGAATATATTACTGTGTTTTGCTTCAACTTTATTTACTTCTAATTGTGCTTTGTTAAGCGATATTATTTCTTTCTCAAGTTCATGAGAAAGTTTTGTTTTTAAATCTTTATCAGCAACAAATTTATCTAAAATGCTGCTAACTGGTTCGATAAGTTTGTCTATCATATATTAATTTGGATTAAATTAAACCTCTGAGGACTAGAGTAAACATACTAATTAGTATTGTTGTAAGACCTGCTAACAGCCAACCCTTCATACTATTTACCGATGCTTGTAAATCATCAGTTTTTCTATAAATAGTTTTCCAGCGTTCTTCACACATTTTTTCGTGAACTCGTAAGTCTGAATGAACATCATTAGCAGTCTTACGAGTAGCCATTATTCTTCCTCTACTACCTCAGCTACATCTTCAGTGTTGATAGCTCTATCAAATGATTCGATACAAAGATTTTTGTATTCATTTGTGATGACATAATCATCATAGAACTCTTGAAGTCTAGCTAATTTTTTACCAGCAATGTTTAATTTAGCAGCTAAAGCCATTTGCTCTTCATTCATATCAGAAGCTCTGTATTCAGTGCCATTATATGTGATTACTACTGGTTCTTGGTTTTCCATCTTATTTTCTTCTTTACTCATTTAACTCTCCTATAAGTTTATTAAAATTAAATTATATACTAAGAATCTAAAGTTTTTGTAATTGAAGTTGGATTTTTTTCATTTTCTATTTGTGAATCTAAATTTGCTTCTAAGTTAGCAACCTCTTCTTCACCCATAGCATCAATTACCCAACCCTTAAC